AAAAACTAATATGCAAATTGGTCCTGTAGAAGACCAAAAAGAAGACCAAAAAGAAGACCAAAAAGAAGACCAAAAAGAAGACCAAAAAGAAGACCCAAGAAAAGACCAAAAAGAAGACCCAAGAAAAGACCAAAAAGAAGACCCAAGAAAAGACCAAAAAGAAGACCCAAGAGAAGACCAAAAAGAAGACCCAAGAGAAGACCAAAAAGAAGACTCAAAAGAAGACCAAAAAGAAGACCCAAGAGAAGACCCAAGAGAAGACCAAAAAGAAGACTCAAAAGAAGACCAAAAAGAAGACCCAAGAGAAGACCCAAGAGAAGACCCAAAGGAAGAACCTGATATTAATGAAAGTATTGAGAATGTTTTTTTAGATATTGAAAATAAAAAAAATGTATAATCTAAATATATTTAAGGGTAAGTCGTTTATTCCATAATTCTTTTAATTCGCTTTCATAATTTATTTCTCCATAACATTTTGTTTGCAAGCGTTTATTTACAGATATGTTCATTTCTTCATTTATTATATTATTTTCAAATTGATTAATATAGTAAATATTTTCTAATGCTTCTGAATTGTTATTATAAAATATCTTATTATTTACATAATTATAATATAAGAAATATAGACAGGTGTCAATGCTACCAACTTCATATCCGTTTTTCATAGTTGTTGAAAAACATTGATTTTTTATTTCAATAATTCTAATTATATTGAATATTTCCTTAGTCTCATTGTCGTATACTCTTATATCATATTGTTTGTATAAATTAATAGAATTTATAGATTTTTTTATAAGCGTTATTTTATATTTACTTGTATTGATGTATGAATTTATTATATTTTTAATATTTTCATATACTTCGTTAATATTATTAACCAATATAGTTATGCATATAGAAGTATCGCTCAAACGATAACAACATAATCCCAGATTTTTATATAATTTAATAGAATAACTATCAATAATAGGAATCTTATTTGATTTTATATATTCAAGAATATATTTAATAGCGATTAAATATGTCTCTTTTATAGGAATACATTTCAATGTTTTATTATTTTTTTCAGTTGGATAAAATTTATTCACTAATCCGAGTCTGTTATATATTTTTTCCCATCTAAATCCCGATTGTATAGGTCTCGCCAATTCAAAATATAAATTCTGTTTTATGATTTCCACGGGAATAATTTTATATTTATCTTTGTAAAATTTTAATTTATTGTTATTATTGTTAATATATTTTAATAATAATTTATACACGCTTTCATCTAAAAATGTTATATCAAAGAATTGTTTTCCAAATACAGAAATTTTATATGTATTATTATGAATTGCTCTCTTTATTTTAATGTATTTAAACCCCGATTTCTTTATTTCTTTCGCTAATTCAAAAGAATCTTTAATTGGATTTTTAGAAAAACAATCGTAATCATTTATAGTATACTCTTTATAAAATCTATGTTTTTTTGGCAATATTAAATTAATTACAAAACCTCCGTAAAGTATTAAATTCTTTTTAATAATAAATTTAGAAATTAACTCAATTACATCATAAAACTCGTTATATAAATCCTTTAATTTCTTGATTTCTATTTCTTTTATTATTTTATTAATAGAAGAATTATTATTAGACATACAATCTAATTAAATCACATATATTATTTTTTCTTATTACCTTTACCTTTATTATAAGAGACTTTCTTCTCTAACATATCACGTTTTAAATATACTTTCTTTCCACTTCTATTCATATAAAATTTACCATCTTTAGGACCGGTGTACACGTTAACATTTCCACCCATAATATTCATTTTCTCGTATTTTTCTACCATATTCTTCTATTTATATATAATAATTTTATTTTTTGATATCTTCATATTCTCTATATACAAACTTGGGCATTATGCTTCCAACTTGGGTATGTTCAATCGCCTCTTTTAAATCTGTTCCCGGGGAATTTAAATATAGAGGATTTACAACCTGTTTTGTACCATATGAACAAACATTTGGTCTGTATTCCATCGGTCCGCGATAATGTTGTTTATATGTAATAGGGTCATATATTCTATTATTTGGATTATTTCCTATCTGATTAGAAATATCAAAAGGATTAAATTCTAAATTAGATGTAGAAAATCCTAATGCATTTAAAGGATTGAAAGACTCCTTCTCTTCCGCACTACCTTTATAAGGAGATGACATATTTTTATCTTGCATTATGATATTTATATTAAATACTGGTTCGCTATTTTTCATAATATCTGATATATGTTTATCGCTATTTAAATTTGTATTTTCGCTATTTGAAGATTCTGCAGAATTTTTACTAGCATTTGTTGTAAGTGCTATAGGAGTTTTAAGAGCAATTCTCTTTAATACCTCTCTCTTTTTTAATTCATTCGCTATTAAGCGCAATTCATATAATACAAAGTTCTTATCAAATATTTCTAATAATTTTTCGTCGTTTATTATATATTCTCTTAAAACTGCTTTTTCAAAATTAACATAATTATCGTGCATTAACATCGCTTTAAACAAATAGTCATTAAACTGCAAATGTATATAACATTGTTTCAATGGAATTTTCATTTTATCGTGCGGTAATTTGTTAAAGAAGTCTTCATAGATTTTTAATAAATACTCTATTATATTTTTTTCGGATATGGTTGAAATAAGAGTAGGATCTGTATAATTTGACTGCATTTTAACAATGATTTTATACTCCGTTGAATTATACAATTTTAATTTCAATTTTTCCTCATCGCTATTTTTTTCATAAAATTCTTGCAAATTGTCTATTAATTCCTTTTGTTTTGGATGTCTGTCTAATATATTTTTATAGATATCTATAATTGCATATTCATTTATCGCTTTCTCCGACATATAATTAGGGTCGTCTTCATACTGCATATTTGTATAAGGCAGATAATTATCTTCTATCGGTTCTAATATAGATTTGTAACTATCATCATTACTCTGTCTATAATTTTTGGATTCTGTGCTAAAATGTAATTCATCATTAGATACGCCTTTATTGTTATATATTTCCGTATTAAAATATTCGTCAGTTTTTGAATTAAGAGTTTTTACAGGCGTAGAACGCAAATAAGTATTATCAAAACCCCTTCTTAAAACCTTATCTATATTTACATCTGAAAAAATACTTTTAGTTTCTACTATTTTGTGTTCATAATAAGGTTGAAATATATCTTTATTATTACCTACTATTATATAAGTATCATATGTTAATACACTGTTTTCTTTTATAGCGTCAAATTCATTTTTTGTAAATGTGTAAATATCTTCTCCGTCAATTACTTGAAATGTCTTGTTTTTCATTTTGTCTTCAAGTGCCTTCTCAATTTTATTATTTTTAATTTCTGTATAATATTTTTTTACGTGAGATTCGGTAAGCGATCCTAAATTTTTCCACATTAAACCGACATCTTTATCATCGGTAGATGAATCATAGGGTTTAAAATATCTACCATCAATATCAATGTAACTATTATTGGATAATATATTGGTAATATTTGCAGAATCTAGTTCATCAACACTAATAATGATAGGAGATACCCATTTATAATTTAATAATATATATAATTTCTCATTGCTAATTTTATCACCATCGGGTTCTTCATTCCCCAAATATAACCATTTTAAACCAACTCTATCTCCGGAAACAAATTTTTCTATAGAATTTTCAAATAATAATTGTTGTATTTGTTTATTAAAATATATTAATATTAATATAATACTAGTAATTATTAATATTACTAATAGATATTTAAATATTTCCATTACTATATCTATATTAAATAGAAATAAAAAACCATATTAATTAATACTTATATTATAAATCTTCTAGAAGGCGAAGTATATTTTCCGTATTTTACTATTTTTCTGTCTACATTTTCATATCTTTGTTTTTTATCAATATTTTGACGAATTAGCATTAAATCCATCGTATCTATTGATTTTTCCTTTGTATAAGTAAAAATATATACTTTATTCATAGTATAATAACTCATTGTATCATGTATTTTCGGTAATTGCGATGATATTTTATAATATTTATAATCAAATCCGTGAATAGATAAGGTTTTATTTATCCAATTATAATAAATTTTTATTATAAATTCTTGAACGTAAAATATTATAATCAGAAATATTAATTTTATCAATATCAATATTATCCTCAAAATCAGTCTTTGTTGGGAATTTATAAGGTATGCATTTTTTTTGCATTTATATTCTATAATTGCTAAAATAAAAAATAAAAATAATATATATCAAAGTAATAAGTGAGACCCTGTATGAATTTTAAGTTTAATATAGAATTACATCATAATGTAATAGCAATATCAATGATAGTCTTCTTAATCTTAAACTTGATAGAAAATATTATTCATTTCAGTATAGGAAGAAATATAGATAATAAAAATTCCACAAATATAAAAATAGAATTGCCGGAATTCTATGATATAATTAAGATATTAGGTATAATGATTATTTTCTCAATTCTTCAAGCATCCTTAACATATTATGGTCTAAAATATTTATGATTTATGATATATGATATATAAAGATTTAGTATCTAATATATATATTATAATATGAATAATAGAAAATTAAAAAAGCGAAAAATGCACGATTCTAATAGCGACGAAGAGGGTTCTGCTGATAATCAATCCGAAATGATTTATATCACATATAATCATTTATATTTTTCAGGAGATATTACAGCAAAATCCGCATTTACTCTGTGCAAAAATCTCCGCATTTTAGAAAATGCCCTAAAAATAGATGCGATTGACAAAAATATTAAACAAGAAATTTTTTTGCATATGACAACAGATGGCGGTTGTATTTCTTCTGCATTTTCAATCATTGATTGTATGGAAGGATTGAGTATACCAGTAAATACTGTTATAGATGGCAGTGTATCATCGGCAGGTACTCTAATCTGTATTCACGGCAAAACAAGATATATTTGTAAAAATTCATATATTCTCATTCACGAATTGCGTTCAGGATGTTGGGGGAAATTAGCATATATTGATGATACCTATAAAAATTGTATTAAAATTCAGGAACATATCAATAATTTTTATCTTACTAAAACAAATATTAATAAAAAATTGCTAAAAGACCTGCTTGTTAAAGATATTCAATTTAATGCTGAAGAATGCATTAAAATGGGAGTTGCTGATAAAATATACGATGGTTCTTAATTATTATTTATATTCTTTTTATATAATAGATTTATTATGAATGATTTGTTTAAAAAAGATATATATATACATATGGGTATAATATTTTTCACATTTTTGTATACATTATCTATAGGATTATATATTCTATTTAACGATGAATATAATATATTTATACGTATAATTTCAATAGTTATAATTGCTTTTATAATATTCTTATCTTCTAAAAAGGAGACTTTTCTTCCTTTTCTAGGATTAACATTTATTCCTTACAC